GGCCAAGCTGTAGGACGTTCGTGTTCGCGTTCTGCGAAATCTTCGCCAAGACGTCCGTCACGCGGCCCGTTTGGTCTGCGTTCTCGCCGTAGGTTGAAAGGATGTTTGAAACGATATCCGCCGCCCGGCCCAAGTTCAGGCTTTCCGCCGTGGCAAGTTGCAGGGTCGGACCAAGGCCCGCGATCGTCTCTTGAACGCTGAAACCCGCGCGCGCGAGGAATTCCGCGCCTTCGGCGGCCTGTGTGGCGCTGAACTGCGTCGTCGCGCCAAGTTCCTTGATGGTGGCCAACAGCGGTTGGATTTGGGCATCCGTTGAGCCCGTGACGTTCTGCAATGCCGCCACTTGCTTTTCAAACGCCGCCGCCGTCGTGATGGTGCTTTTAATCGCGCCCACAAGCCCCGCTGCGCCGAAACCGGCGGCCAACCCGCCCAAGGCCCCCTTAAGAAGTCCAAGGCTGCTCACGGTCGATTTTGAGGCCGCGCCGATCGTTCTGATTTCAGCGGCCGCCTGCTTCGCGCCCTTGGCCTGAATGATTATGTCATAACGTTCTGAAGCCATTTACCGCCCGCCGATGATCTTGATGTTGCGAGATTGCGAAATGGCCGTTTGAACGGCTGCTTGAATGAAGCCCGCGTTCGCCTCGTTCCCTCGAATGCCCCCGTTCACAAAATTGATATATCGAACGTTATTGGAAATATAGATTGTTGCGTCGGGGTTGTTCACGGAATTGATCCGCGATCCGCCGCTTGAAAGAGGATCGCCGCCGGGTGACGTGCCCGAAGGTGCAGAACCCACCCCGACTTGCCAGTTTGCGCGAAGGCGGCCGGTATCAACCGGGGAACGCTGGACGACGTTGGAAAGAACGAGCCCAGCCGCTTGACGCAACGCCTTCACGCTTCCCTTCTCAACTTGAAGCGAAAGCTTTCTGGCATCCCCCGGAAGCGCTGAAAATGGCTTGGCCATCACCTTACACCTTGGTTGCGCTTTCTCTTGTCGGCCTCTTTCTGTAGTTGCTGCTTCTGGCGTTCCTTTTTATCCATCAGCGTCAAGAACAGGGTGTCCATCTGGCGAAGTAGGACGTGGGCCGCTTCGATTTGATATTCGTCGAAGTCGTTGGCAACGCAATAGTCTTGGATCGCCTGCCAAGATAATGGCCCCGCACCGAAGCCCAGGGCTCGCGTCGTGTTTAGATCAAGGAACGAATTGAAGAACAAAACGTTGTGTGGCCACAACTCGGGTTCGTCTTGTAACTTCTTCGGCAATGGCTTTCCCGCGCGCATTGCCTGTTCGATGATCTTTTTTCGGGAAGGCCCCTGAACAAGATGATGTTCAAGAGCCTCAGTTAGTTTTTTGCGTCTTCTGCCAATGAGGCGTCACGGAAAACGGCCAAGTCTTGTGCGTGTTGCTGGATCAACGCGAACAGGTCAGGAAGAGCCGTTAATGTAACCTTAACATTTTCTTGGGTGCAAGGCAACAAGTCGCCGTCCGGGCCTTCGATGCCGTCTTGCCACTCGTCCCCGACAAGGGTTTCCCACCCCTTCACCACGGCTTCCGCGTAAATCTCGGCCATCAGTTGCGTGGCCTTCTCGTTGGAAAGAGCGTTGGCCTGGATCGCTGTTTTAAAAGGCCGTGACTTCGCTTCGACGATCTTGGCCCACTTCTGATTGTGGCCGCCCGCTCGGGCAATACGAACGCGAAAATCGCCGAAGTCCACCTTCACGCCGTTGATTTCAATGTCCTTGTCCGTGCTGAATTGATCATATAGACCCATAGGTCACAAGCCTTTCATGTTGGGTTTTACGCAAGAGAAGGCGGCGGGGCTCAATGAGCCCCGCCGATATCACCCAACCGTTGGCCGGTGAATTATTCAGCGGCGGTCGGGAGATAGTCAAAGAACACGAACATTGCCGTGTAGTCAAGATTTGGGTCAATCTTTGCGGCCGTTGCTGCGTCCATCGAAAGCGGAAGAGTGATGGGCTCGTCCTGCTCAACTTCGGGCCGCCCTTCGCCAAGCGAAATCAGCGGAAGGTCAAAGACCATCCCGGCGTTGGCTTTGGCAATCGCGAAGTCCAAAGTGATGTCAACGTTGTTGCGAACCGCCGTGATGGCCGCGACGTCCGCGAAGTAAGCGGTGATGTCACCGGACACTTCGAACGTTCCCGCCGTCACTTCGAACGAACCCAACGTGCCGATCGCCTTGTTGGGCGAAAGGTTGTTGTTGATCGTGATTTCGATTTCCTGCGCGAATGCGAACAACGGGGTCGGGGCTTCGTTGCCGTCAACCACTTGCGCGAGGTTGATCCGCGAGAAGTCCGAAGACGTGTTGAATGCATCGCTTTCTGTCAGCGCTGGACGCGAACCCGACTTAAGGGCCGTCGGACCATCCACCGTTGAACTGTTCGTCCCGATGAAGGCAAGTTCACATGTCAGCTTGTCGGCTGTCGGAATGCTCATTGTGAATTCCGAAGGAACCGCGCCTTCGATATATTCAGCCTGAACCTGTGCCGGGAGGCTGTCGTCCGGAGCGCCCAGCGTGCGTTCCAGATTGTAAGACCGCCGGGTGATCAGGCTGCCCGTTTCGTTCTTCAGAACGCGGCCATAGAAGATGCGAACCGTTTCAGTGGTCGAAGCTTCCGTAACCATCGTGCTGTCGGACTTGTCAAGGGTCAGGGTGTTGGCTGCGATCGAACGAATGCGCTTCCAGCCATTGTTCACGGCATTGGCGAAGCTTTCGCCCGCGCCGTCCCCGCCAATGAAAATCCATTCGCCTTCAACCAAGCCTTCAGTCGTCCAGTCAATCGTGGTCGTCGTCAGGGCCGGATAGGTGCCGGACACGTCAACGTCAATGTCGCCTGCCGTGCCTTCAATGCCGACAACGCGAATTTCAGCCGTTGCAGGCGGTGCGCCTTCCGCGACGGGTGTTTCGTTGATCGTGATCGAGGTTGAAGCAATCACCGAAGCGACGGACCAAAGAACATCATTGTTCCCGCTCTCGCCGAAGTTGCGGCCAATGATCAGGTCGCCCGCTGCAATGCCGGTCGTGTCCGTGGTCGAAATGACCGAACCGGCAATGCCGGTAATTTCCGAAGCGCCGCCGACCTTGGCCTTCTCGCGAAGGTCCGCGAACATGAAGCCTTGCAAAAGGTCTTGAAGGTTTTCTTGGGTCAAGTCGGTTTGGAAACCGCCTTCCGCGTCAAGGTCAACCGTGACGCCTTTCTTGCGCTGGCGCGAAGGGTTGATCGGGTTCCGGGCAACCGTTGTAATCTCGCCGCCGAAGTCGTCATATTCGTTCGGCTCAAGAGGAACCCAAACCGGCGAACCGGGAAGAACGCCAAGAGAGGCTTCTTCAGCGTACCGAAGGCCGGTGACGTTACTGTCGATTTTGTTGACAACAGCCATTTGGTTGCCCCTTCCTATTTCACTTCGTCATAAACGAAATCAACGACCACATTTGTGACGAAGAAGTCCCCGTCGGGGCCGATTTCATTTATGCGAACATTCCGGAACCAAACGCCGTTGGGCGAAGCTGTCCCTTCAAACGCATCGGCCACAATTTTAGCCAGGGAGTAAGCATTTGTCAACCCTGATCCCTGCGGCGTGTAGATAGCAACAAGCAAGAAACCGATCCGTTCGAACCGGCTCGTTCCAAGCCCACCGGAAAGGGAAGCTTGGCCGCCGGTTGTGTGCCGAATGCGGGGCCGGGCGAAGGGTGTATCAGATGCCGGGCGGTCGCCCTTGGTGTCTTCATAGACCGCCGGATAAGTTGTAGTGTCCCAAGCGGTCTTGAAAAGGGTCAGGATGTCGTCGCGCGCCTGTTCGAATGTCGTCATCGCGCCACCCCGAGAAAATATAAAAGGGTCGTGTCGCCCGGCTTCAGCTTTTCCTTGAAGACGATCTTGTAATAAACCGAACCGTCGGAAATCTCGTCAAACGTCGATAAATCCTCGCCCGTCGTCGGTTGCCCACATATGACGATATTTTCCAGGGCGTTGAATAGGTCCGGGCTTAGGGTCGTCATGCCCAACTTCAAAGCGCTGGAAGGCTGGACGAAAACACCGATGAAGGAAACGGTCGCCGAAGCGGACCTTGAGTTGCCGTCCCAAGGCTCGGAAGCGTTCGTCGGCGTCGTGCTGAACTTGCGCGCGGTCAAGGTCCGGCCTGCGTCATTCACAAGCCGGTTCGCCGTTGCTTGAAGTGCAGCATATTCAGGCACGATAAGAACCTTCCGCAATCAAGAGGCTGCGAAGCAAGTTGTCGGCTGCCGGATAAGATCGCGTCACCTGCGAAACCGAACCGCCCGCCTCATATTGGGTTTCGGTTTCGATCGGTCCCACGCGCTCGCGAAGCCGTGTGATCGCCTTGCCCGTGTCGGAGAACGTCGGGTCCGGCTGAAGGTCGCCGCCCAAGGCCCGGATCGCATATTCCGCTGTAGCCTTCTCCAAGGCCGCTGGAAGGGCCGTGTCGTCCAGAAGGTAGCCGTCCCGGTCATACACGTAGGAACGGGGCCACCCAAGCGCCTGCGTCTCGTTTGCGCGCGTTCCCTTGTACCGGTGCCCGAACCGGTGTTCGATGTAATCCGTGGCCGCGATGATCGCCGCCTGCTTCGCGCTGGACGCCTGCGACTGCCAACCGTTTTCCGTGGAACGGCCCCGGTCGGCAAGATAGCTGTCAACGTAAGCCGTCGAGACAAACGCCGTTGCATTCGTCAAGCCGGTCCCATCTTCCACGACAAAGGCCATTCTCGCCCCCTTACTTCACAATGTCCTGTTCCACCGCGAACTGTCCCGCAACGATCGTGCGAACATTCGAACCGGCATCAATCATCTGGACTTCATAGAAATACACGCCCGGCGTGATATCCATGTCCCCGGTCGTGGGTCTAATCTCGAAGACGCCGCCCACCGCATCGGTGATGATCCCCGCAAGATCGAAGATGTTGGAAAGAGCATCTTCCGGAACCGGGGAAGGGTCCACAACCATTCGGAACGTGAAGCCAGTGATGTCAATGGCCGTCCCGCTGCTGTCGGTCAACGTGAACTGAAACGGGAAGTTGTCCCCCCGCTTTCGCGTAATATCAAGTTCGGTCAAGTGCGAAGACATCAACAAACCTCGGCGTTGATTGTGTTGTCCGATAGGCTCACGACAAGATCACCGCCAAGCGTAACTGTTCGGGCGGTGCTGCCCAATTGAACCGTGATTTCGCCGGGCAAAGCAATGATGCGACGTTCCGGGTTTAGTATAGCCGAAAGGGTCGGCGTGGTCAATTGAACGCCATTAGGCGGAAGGATCACACTGGAAAGCGTGGCCCCAAAAGCGTTCGGCGTCATGAACCGGGGAAATAGATTGGGCGCGGCCATTAAATCGTCCTCGTCCGGGTCAAGCCGTCGTTGCTCACTTCGAACTGTGCGATCACGGTCACGTTGTCGTCAGGGTCAAGCACGTTGATCACATATGGATTGTCGCCCGCGATCGTCACGTTCCCCGCTTCCATCGCTTTGATAAGCTTCACGTCGAGGCCGTCCACAAGGCCCGTTTTGTTCACCGTGGTTCCGGCGCTGTTGTCGGTCAAGGTGCCCACGCCCCGGATAACGATTTCGCCCAACGTGCAAGAGGCGTTCAGGCGCGGGCTGCCGCTGTTCATGTCAATGGTCATCGTGGCCGATGCGTGGCCAAAGTTCGTCACGTCAAGGCCGCCGTTGTAGCCGCGAACGGAAATGTCAACGTTCGCGTTCCCGCAATCCAAGATTGGTTTGCCGGTGCCGCTCACTTCCGAATAACAGTAGGCCATGACAACCGGGCCGGTTGCGTTCACCGTGACGGTGTTCACAAGGCCAACTTGCCGGAACGATCCGGTCAGCCCGGACACTGTGTCCAGGCGGCCAACCTCAACGTCAACGCTGCCGGTGCCCGTTCCCGAAAGGGTCAGAAAGCTGAACGTCGATTGATCAACGCTGAAGCCATTCAGCGCAATCGAATTGACGCGCTCGCCGACGCCGCCCTTGAACTCGTAACTAACCATGTTCCGGTCCAAGGTCAACGTCGCGTCTTCAACAATGATCGTGCGGCCGCCAACCAATGCCAGGATGGCCACCGCGTCCGCGAGGTTGTTCACTGGCTGCGAAAATAGCCCGGTCGGGTAGGTTGTGCCCGCGACGCCGGAAACCGTGTCCACGACCACCGAACCGCGATAGGAAGCGATTTGCGTTTCAGTCAGAACGTCGTCAACCGCCTGCGTGATCGGCTGAAGGTTCGTGATCAGCGCCGTGAACGGTCCCGTCGTCGGGATCGTAATTGGCAAGGTGCTGTCCGTCGGCGCAAGGTTGCCGTTCAGCGTGATGTCAACGTCGGCTTCAGGCGGTTTGATCCGCCAACCAAGATCGTTCCGAAGGAAGAAATAAGAACCGGCCGTGATGCCCGGCGTAAGCGGTTCGCCGCCCGAAACGCTAAACGCTGGATAGACGCCCGTTTCGGGTTCATCGTTCGCCTTCATCGCCCGTTTCCAGGCGGAGTAGACTTCCCGCTCAACGTCCACCGAAGACTGGTTCGGAAGCGTGACGATCAGGTTGGTGAAGTCAAAGGTCGCGTCAGCCATGCTTCACCTATGGGTTGGAATAATTGCGGTCGAACCGCTGCTGAACTGGAATGGTCGTGTCGCTGCTCCCCACCGTATAACCAAGGATGTCCGCCGGTTCATAGCTCACCGCGAAAATCCGAATGTCAACGCTCGTGGCCGCGCCCAAGGAAAAGACAAACGAACCCGTCGTGACATCCTCTTGCCCGGCCAATTCCGTTGTCGTCCCCGCGCTGTAAACGCGAACTTCAGTGGGATTGACCAAACCCGAAAGGGTCGTCGAGACGTTGTTGTTGATCGTAACAGAACCGCCGCCCGTGTTCCGGTAGCTGTTCGTGTTCAGGTTCGAACCGCCCGAACTGTTGATCGTCAAAGAACCCGCCGACGAATGCAAGATTGCAGCGTCCGTGCTGTTCACCGAGTTGGTGTAGCCCGCGAAAGAGTTCCCGACGTTGTTCTGAGACGAAACCGCCGTTGATGTGATTTCGATGGCGTGGCCGTCGCTGAACTCAAACGAGCAATTCGCAATGTCGCCGAAGTCGTCCGTGATCATAAAGGCGGTGCCGTCCGCCGTGTTCGCGTCAACCACCGAAGCCCGAACAATCGTGGCATTCGAGACTTGGGCTTGTGTGCAGTCGAGGAACAAGCACGAGGCAAGATCAACGGCCGCGTCATCAAGCTGGAAGGTTCCGCCGTGGATGAACTGGCAACCATAAAGCCCGATGCTGTCAAGGTCCGGGTCGTCAAAGTCCATCGCCCACCGAACCGCCGTACTTTCGGCCGTGATGATCAGCCCTTGCGCCCCGGTCGCGTCCGCGCCCGTGCCGGTCTTGACGCCGAACGTCACGTTCGTAGTTCCGCCGCTGTTGCCAAGGGCCGAAATGCTGTAAAGGTCCGTGGCCGCGAATTCCTGCGTTTCCCAAAGCCAAACCGCGTTGGTGTCGGTGAACCCGTGCGTTGAAGTGTCGTTGATCCCAAACTGAATTGGCGCGTTGATGACGTAGGTTCCGCCCGGTCCCGGCTTGAACATCCCCGTTGAACTTCCAAGCTGCGTGACGATGTCCGCGCTGTTCCAGTCCGTTGTGCCCGCGTTCCGCCCTTCCACGATGATGCCGGGGTTGCCGTCACCCAAAAACCAAATGGCATCAACCCAGGTGTTATCCACCGTCTTGGTCATCGTGCCGCCGGTCACGGCCGTTATCCCGACCTTGCGAACCGCCGACGTTGCAGGCGGAGTGCCGCCGGTCGCGGAAGGCGTGGCTTCCGTATCAACGACGAACATCACCCAACCGCCCTGGACGGCCGTTGGCCAACTGTCGGAACCGCCAACCTCGAATTCGAAAAAGTCCGTTGAAGTCGCGCCCGTGAACCGAATGGTCAACCCGCCGTTTGCCTTCGTATCCAAAAGGCCAACGATGCCGCAGTTCACCCAAATGTAAAGGTGCCCGTTGGCAAGGTTCAGGTCGGTGCCGTTGTCATAAAGCATGACGCGGCGCGTTGACGTGATTTGTTCGGCCACCGAAGTGGTGCCCTGAATGAAGATATCCGTGTCTTCAGTAATAGAACCCCCGCCGCCGGACGCTTCCCACGTCTCGGACGCCGGGGCGCTCGTTTGAGCGACCGCAATTGACGTTCTGTTGTCTGTTATTTGGTTGGCCATTTAGACTTGCGGTCCCATAGCAGAACAGCACCGCAAACCCAAGAGAACGTTTCGTCATCCGTGGCCGTCGGCACATAAACGTAGTGGTCAATCGCAGTCCCCGCCAAGTCCGGCGGGGTCAGGAATTGATGATCATGGCCGATGATGAAAACGTCATTTTCAGAATGTTCGAAATCCTGAAGCGACGTTTCCCCGAAGAAGTGCCGCCCATGTTCCGAAGCCATCAAAACCGGCCGCTTGCCTTTCGGCAATTCTGCCAGATCGTCAATGGCTTTGCAAGAGATTGACCGGAAGCCCTTTGCTTTCGGTCCGGCCTGAAGGAAGTAGACGCGATCAACACCGAAGTTCCGGCAAACGTAAGTCCATTGATCGTGCCAAAGTTCATCGTCCTGCCATACGAGACAAAGCTCAATTGACATCGGCCCGGCTTTCCCTTTCCTTGGTCTTCTCTTCGTGACGCCCTACCGTCTTCCCATCACGGAAGGCCGCTTCCAGGGCGTCGGCGAAATGCTTGGTGATCAAGTCGCGGTGTTTGCCAAGGTGGAGGAAGTCCCCGGTTTTCCCGAAGAACTCCGCGTCCACCTCAGCAATCAGCAAGTCCGCGTATTGATCCGGCTCAAACCGGGTGCGCTTCATTATGGGTTCTCGTAGTTTCTTTCAAGAGCGGCAACGAGTGAGAACGAAAGGCCAGTGGCGCGGGTGATTGTGCCGGTCGTTTCCACGAACTGCGCAAGGTCAAGCCCGATCGCTCGAATGGTGACGGCCGCGTCCGTGGCCGCCGTACGGCCGCCCTGGACGTTGTTGTCATAGTCGAAGTCGAAGGCCACCGAAGCGCCCGGAACGTTGCCCGTGATGTCCGCCCCGCTGTTGTTGTCAACGAGGATCGCATCAGGGCTGTTGATCGGGTTTTGATCAACATCAATCGTTTGCGGCCCGGCATCGGCAACAAGCGTTCCGCCGTCCACGCGGATGACGTCAACGCTCGAAGTCGTGGGCGAACCCGTGACTTGGAAAATCCCGTTGTTCTCCGCATCGGGGAACCCGGTCACGTTGATGTAGTCGCCATTCGTCAGCGTCGGAAGATCGGCCGTTCCGGTGATCGTTCCGGCCGAACCGGAAACCGCCGTCATCGCCGCCGTGGTCGAGTTGGTCCGAGTTGTATAGGTGAAATACATGTAGTATTCCGCCGGTCCCGTATCGTTCACAAGGTTGGAGTTGAAATTTATCGTACCGGCCGCGACGAACGGGAAGGTCCGCGAAGTGCCGGTGTTGTCAACGAAGGTCAAGTCGTTGGTGTCGTTGCTGTCGAAACCTTCGATGATGACGCCCGTTCCGCCGCCGTTCGGGTTAGAAGGCGGTGATGATGCGTTGCCCACCGTCAGAGCATCACCAACGAAGGTCAACAATTCGTCAGCCGTGGCCCCGATAACCGTTGTCCCGCCGAAGTCAATGTCAGTGGTTTGCCTTAACTGGTACTGAACCTTTTCATAGATTTCTTCAATCGAAGCAACAACCGGCGAAGCCCGTTGCATCGTGAAGCTTTCGTTCGTGCCCGTCGCCGTCAAAGGCGTTCCAACCACCGTGATCTGAAGCGTTCCGGCGCTGTCCACCGGGGTGCCGCTGATCGTGTAGCTGCCTTGGTTCGTGCCTTCGTGGACAATGAGCGTTCCGCCCGTGTAGTCCGAAAGGGTCAGGCCGCCGTCATAAGACGCGCTGTCCCAACGCGACGTGGTGGCCGCCGCGCCGTTGGCTTCCGAATAGGTGCCCACATCAATGACGATGCCGAAGTTCCGCTTCGTGACGCTGTCCACTTCGCGGTTATAGGCTTGGTCAAGGTATTTGATTTCAATTTCGGTGTAAGGCGTCGTGCTCGAAATGTTCGCGTCGGTTTCCGCAATCTTCAAGTCCGTTGCGTTCGCGAGCGGGAAGCGTTCAGCTTTGTTGGTCAGCTCGGAAAGACCGATGGCCACAAGGTCCGAACTGTCGTAAAGCTTCCCGAATGGGTCGCCGTCACGAACGCGAAGATACACTTTGAAGACGTTGCGATTATCAACGGCCAACTGTGCCGCCGCGTCCGCGCCCGGCGTCGTGAACGAAGCCGTCGCAACCGAAAGCGTGGTCGCCGCCACCGCCGTCACAATGTAGGTTCCATCGTTGGCCGAAGCCGTCGCCGACCGAACCACAACACGGCCGCCCACAACGAACCCGTCGGTGATGAACGAACCCGTCGCGCGGGTGATGCTGTCGTCACCGCCGCCGCCGTCAACGAAGGTCAGGGTGTCAACGTTGCCGATGTCTTCGTAGGTCTTCACCGCTTCGTTCAGCGGTCCCGCGAAGGTAAAGTTTTGGGCGTTGTTGACGGTCGCGTCCGTGCCAAAGGCATAGTAAGCAAGGTCGTTCGCTTCGTCTTCAAACGAGCCCAGCGAAATGACGCCCGCATATTGCGAAGTCAAAACGTCCGTCCCGGAAATCTCGGACCAACCACCGGTCCGGATCACTTTGCGCGAGCGGATGTCCGTTGCGGTCGCAACGGTCGCGTCCGCCGGTTGCCATCCTTCGATGAATTCGAACTGTTCCGGCGTAATCGCAACGAGCGGGAAGGGAAGAGCAATCAAGGCGCTGTCGGCTTTCCATTCCTCTTTCAGGAACGAATAGAGCGCCTGAAGGGTCACGCCGTCGGCGTCAAGGTTGCCTTGCTCGGGCAAGTAAATGCGGCGGCTATCGGTCACGATGCCAACCGAAGTTTCCGAACCCGCGCCCGTGGTGCCAAGGATGATCGCGCCCGTGCTATCGGTCGCGTCGGCGACCGGGGCGTTGTCGCTGATCTTGATCACGTCCAGGGAACCTGTCGCCGGGGTCGCATCGTCCACAACATAAAGGCCGTTATTCTCCGTGTCATTCGCGCCGCGAATGATGAAGAACTCGTTGTCCGCAAGGGCCGGGATGTTGGAACCCGCCGACGTGATCGTCAGAGCGGAACCCGTCGGAGTGCCGAACCGAAGGTCAGCAACAGCGGTTGATGTGCCTTGGTTTAGGCTGTCGGGATCAGTAATCAGTGGCATGGTCGTTCACCCCTATGAGAAGACACACGTTGCGATCGTAGTTGTCCGGCCGATATCGTCAACAAGATACAGGCTGAAGTTCCCTGCTATAGCCGAAGCCGAACGCGTCACGCGTATCGTCTCGCCCTCTTCGAACCAAATGAACCGCTTGGAAGTCACTTCGTCCGCGCCCAAGGCACCGGAAGTGAAGGATCGGTTGCCGTTCACTGCTTCAATCGTTATGTCGCCCGCCGCGATCGCTACCGAATGCGAAAACGCAAGGTAGCCGTTCGCGGGCATCTGAAAATTCGAAGTGGTAGAGGTAGAAGCGCCAATCGAGTTAAACACATGGGGTGTTCCAACCAAGTCCGTTGGCTCGATTTCGAACTGTCGTTCGTCGCGCCGCCGTTGGTTGCGTTCCCGAATGTGATAACTAACCGCCGTCATTCACCTTCACCGGTTCAACCGCCTTGCGGGGTTGCCTCTTGTTCTTGGGCTTCGCCGCAAGAACCGCGTCCATCTGAGAAACCGGGGCCGAATTCGTGACGCCCAATTGCTCCAACATTGCTTCACGCTGCTTCGCGGCAATCATCCGCTTTTCGTTCTCGCGTGCCTGGATCGCCTTGACGGCTTCAGAGAGCCGGGCCGATCCCTTTTTGAAGGCCGCCAATTGCTTGTCAATCGCGGCCTTCTCTGCCTCAATCCGGGCTTTCTCAACTTTGTAGTCCCGCGTCTTTTCGGCCAACTCTTGGTCCAGTTCGCGGTGCTTTGCAAAGAGTTCTGCTTCGGTTTCAGCCATTGTCCACCTGTTTAGAGGTTATCAACATCCGTTGCGCCCTGGATAATATCGGCCGCGTCGGAATTGGAACGATTTCCAATTTGGTTTGTCCAAGCGTGAATGGCTTGGGTGTCACTGTCCGCCGGGGTGATCGTCAACGTGCCGGTCCCCGTGTCGGCGGCCTGGACGTTGCTTTCATCGGCTTCGATCTTCAGCGAACCGGTGATTGCGCTTTCCTTCGAAGCGTGAAGCTTGAAGGTATTGGCGTCCACCGCTTCCACCCAATAGGGTGTGGCGCTCGCGAAGCCGGAAGGCTGCGTCGTCGCCGCCGTCAGGTAGTAAGGTCCGTCCCCGTCCACAAAGCCGTGCGTCGTGGCCGTGCAGCGTGAAGGGGAAAGCCCACCGGTCAGCGTAGCGCCGCCGACTGTTGCGTTCGTCAGGGCTTCCGTCGTCGCGATCGCGTTGGACTTCTCGCCCTCATAAATCGCGGTCAGGGTCACAACGCCCGCGCCGCCGGACGATCCGGCAACGTATGGGTGAGCGCTGTTAATGCCGTCGGTGCCGTTCAGGGCCGCAATCACTGCGTCCCGGCATCCGTCGGCGTCCGCGCCAATCGTGATTTCGCCGGAAGCCGAAGCGGCCGCCTTGAAGGTATAAACCCGGTCGCCGATCGTGAAGGTTTCGTCCGCCACGGGAAGGCCGGTGAATGTCAGGGAACCCGTCGCGGCTACGCCTGCAACGGTCACGGTGTAGGTCTGGCCCGTGCCGGTCCCGTTCAGAACCGTTTGGCGCGCGGTCAGCCATGCGTCGTACTTGCGCGAATGCCGCTTCCGCGACCACTTACGCCGCGTCTGGTACGTGATATGTGGTTTGTAAACTTCGGTCATCGGTTTTCCCCGGTTTAGTCGTTAGATAGGACGGGCCACCAATGGCCCGTCCACTTTTGTTCGGTATCCCTGGAAGCTTACGCTTCGCGGGTAACAAGCCGGGCGAACTTGACTTGCTTCCGCTCCGGATAGACACGGTTCCAAGAAGCCGCGTCGTCGAGAACGGTGTTTGCCGGACCGCCGTTGGTGCTCGCGCCCGTGTAGGCGTGGCCAACCGGGTGAACCGTCCAGTCAACACGGCTGTAAAGCACATCTTGACCGAAGAAGTTACCGGCTTCAGGCTGCCGCGAAAGTTCAATGGCGTTCGGCGGAGAGCCTACACCGTAAACAGTCGCGCCCGTGCCGAACAGCCAAGTTTCGTAGATCGAAGTGGCATTCGGCATCCCGTCATCAACGATGACTTCAGCGCCCATGAACGTCGGGATTTCAACTTCCCCACGGCTGTCGGGGATGAAGTCAATCAGGTTGTTCTTCATCATCCGCGCGAAAACGACCGAATGAACCATGACCAAGGCCATGTCGTCCATGCTGTCGCCCATCGTCAGCTTGGCGTCGATGTAGGCTTCAGAACTGAAGTTCGTCACGCCGTCAACGAAGCCACCGCCCGAAATGTCGTTGGTGAAGTCGTTTTCGTCCGCGAGGTTGTCAGCAATGACGCCCTGCCAAGTTGCAACGAACACGTCCTGAAGTCGGCGTTGCCAGTAGTTGGCAACACGGCCGCCGATGGCTGCCATCGGGTCCGCGCCTGCCTTGACCGCTGCGAGGTTGGCCGATGACCAAGCCTGTGCACGGGAAAGACGAACAGCAACTTCGTCGTTCGTGGTGATCTTGGCGGGGTTCGGCGCTGCGGAACCGCCCGTGAACACGTTGGAAGCCGTGTCGTCGGCGATCTGCTCGGCGTCGTCGTCGAGATCATTGAACGAAGGAACGTGGAAGGTTGCGCCGCCCCCGGCCATCAGGCCGTCGAGAAGCGGAACGCGAGCCAAAGCGCCGGACTGCACAAGCCGGGATTTGGTTTCGGTCTGCAAGCGGATGTAATCGGCAAACTGTTCAGGGACGATCACATCAGCCAAAGCAGTGATAGGACCAGCGGCCATATTATCACCTCGTTGGTTTGTTGTCGGTTATGCCGTCCCGTGAGCCATGCCCCCTTTCGGCCGTCAATAGTTAAGCGGACGCCATGCGCCCACTTTCTCGGCGAGTTTACCAATTTTAAACTTTCAAGTCAACCCCTGCCGCTTTGGCCAGTTGACGTGCAAGTTCAGGGTTTTCCCGCGTTATCCGCATCTGTTCCGTCAGGTTCGTGGCGTCTTTCTTCCAAGGATTGGAAATCCCCGCAACCGAACTTCCGGAACCGGTGCTTCCGGTGCCTTGGCTTGTCTGCCACCAATGCGAACGCTTCGGTTGCATTTCGCGAACCCAAGCTTCCGGCATCTGTCCGGGAGTGACGCCCACCCCGTCCTTGGTGTAAACCTTGCCGTCGTCGCCGACGTCGAACACCTGCGTTGCAATCATCAACGCGTCTTCCTGTGCCGACGGAACAACCTTGGCATCAACCAACGCCCGGCGGACCTGATCCTGAATGGTTCGGACCTTCTCCCGCTGTTGGTAGTTGCGAAGCTCCGCCGACAAGTCGGCAACCTGCTTTTCATACTGCGACTTGGTGCGGTTCACCCGCTCCGCCGCAAGTTCCTCAATCCGGCTCGGGTCCATCTTCGAATTGGCGATTTCTTGCAATTCGTCGAAGCGCTGGACACGATCCCAAGCTTCGTTCGGATCAACGTTGTTGTCGAGGAAAGGCCGGAACCGTTCCTTCGTCTTTTTGTGCGCCTCGCGTTCCCGCAAGATGCCCTCGTTCAACTTGTCAAAATCCGATTGTGTCTTCACGCCCTGAACGTTGATGACGACCTTGCCGTCACGCTCCGCGTAGATTTCCCGGAACATTTCCGGCACATCTTCAAGGCTTTCATATTCCGCCTTCAAATCCATGATCCGAAGCCCTTTCTTTAGCTGTCCAGCTCTTTAGCTTTCGCTTGGTTGTGTCGCTGCATCATATGCTGCAACTGTTCGATGGCCTCCGGCGGTACACACATCACATGATGTTTCCGAACGCCACCATGTTTCAGGGTCAGAAATTGCAAAGCCCCTGCCACATTCGATTTATTCTCGATGAACGCCTTGCAGTCCTTCGGCGTTTCAAACGGTTCGTCATTCACAACGCCCACCATGTAGCCGTTGACAAGCAACGCGATCATAACAGCCTTGAACATCTTAGAAGCCCTCCGGGTTCAGCCCCGCCGCTCGGAAGGCGTCCTTGTGGAACTTCGCCAAATCGCGCAACGATAACTCACGGCCGTTTTGTCCAACGAACTTGTCCAGGGAAAGGCCGCCGTCCCTGTAAAGCTTTGCCTTGGTAGGTCCAAGAACCTCGTCCTGAAATTGGCGCGATTGCCCCTTCAGCCATGTGTTGTAAGTCGTATCAGCCGGGACGGTGCCCGTCAATTCCCGCTTCCGCCGCCGGGCAAAGGCCGCATAGTCCCGCGAACCGCTTTCCTGAAACTCCCGCTTCAGTTGCCGTTCCGTGAAAGGCTTCTCCGGACGTTGCGCAATGTCGTTCCGATCAAAAGCCGGTGCAAGGATTGACCGGCAATGCATGTGGAGCGGCGGAACCTGAATTCGTGGGTCGGTCGTCTTCCAAATCTTGCCGTCGGTGGCCATGCAAATCGCCGTTGTCCGGTTGTCCAGGGTCGCAACGAATTGGACCTTTTCAAAGACATCCTTGTTC